AGATTGTTGCCAAGGTCTTTGCCAAGGTCTTTGCCGAGGTCTTTGCCGAGGTTCTTACCGATATTATATTGTATGAGAGTTATAGATTCTCATACAAGTCCATCCTATTGATACCCGGGCAAAGCCCGGGTATCCCAAAAGGGAAGGGGTCGTAGGGGAAACCGTAGGTTTCCCTACACCGTAGGTTTCCCTACCCTACTGGGCATACAGCAATGCTCGAGGCTCAAGAGAATCAAAGTATTGTTTTACGACAGGGCGCTTAATAATGATTCGTTCCTGCGACAACGAAGGCAAATAGATTGTGTGATGGATGCGCGAAATATGAACAAACCATTTCTTCGGAATAGGCGTACGAACGTGCTGAATAAAGTACAATACATACAGATTATGCATCTGTGTAATAAACGCATTGTATTGTCTATGGAACCGACGAAATTGTTCTCTGTACTGCGGAAAACAATCCAAGAATTCCGCCACGCGTCCCAATTTCGCCAAGACGAAATATTGGTACTGTAAGTTGGGGTTGTTTCCACGCAATTCGCGCAATAGCTGGTATTGTGTGTTTTCGATTTTGGTCCGTTCACCTGTGCGGGTATTGGTATAGACCACACCCATGCGCTCGAGTGGGAACGATACAATGTCCTCGCGAATCTCTAACCCATCCACATCAAACATCGTGGGCGTGTTGACCATCCCCTCGAATGTGTTCAGCCATGGAAATAATTCGCGGTATGATTTTTGCGGAATGGGCGATACGACATAATTCGATTGACCTACCTCCATAATATGAAAGGCCGAAACCAATGTCAGTGAGGCACTGGGAATACGATATACAATATGGTTGTCGGGATGCTGAAGAACGAAACTGTAACAATACTCCGGCGACAATTCAGAAATGAAGGGAATGTCCTGTAATGGCGTGTCGTACTCGATGCGCAACGCGTCATAGAACATGTTGCGGAAAGTTCGCTGGGGTTTAGCGTCTTCTTCCCCGTCGTCGGTATACTGCGTTCGGTAAAACCAGTAGTTTCCGCCAATGGTTCCTTTGGTAGCGATTTCCCACAATCCGTCTTTACAAAAAAGATGAATCAATGTTCCCTCCACCATCTCATTACATTGAATATCCTCCGTTGCAACTGGATGCTTGGCGACAAAATCGGAAAAGGGAATGGTTCGTACGGGAGAGACGGACAGTAGTTTGTCCGTCTTTCCATCCACGATAACAGACCGGTATATACCCCCAGGAGGACCGGCGTTCGACGAATAGTTTAGAATCTTGTATGAGTCCGTTTCTGTTTCGAATACTTTCACAACGATATCGCCAAACTCTATATTTCTAATATCAAAAACATATGGATAATAAAGCGGCATGGTTCAAAATGTGTAATATGAGATTAAGAATAGTAGCCAGACGTTTCTATATTCTTTTACATGAGATGGTCTATACAACACGTATATATGACGAGTAAATTATATGTCTAATATATACAATATGGATGATACACAAACCACACCAAATATAAATAAAGCAGACACTGAAACAGTTGCAAAAGCTGCTCCAATCCGGCCAACACAAAAAGCAATCGAGTTGGGCGACATTATCCAAATTGTATCTCCCTCCAATACGGAATTAGATGGACAAGCGTGGGCAGTCAGTTATTTGGACGAAACGAAAATCCGAATCATTCATACGGGAGATTACCATGAGCATACTCTCGACATTGATGATAACGGCGAGCTAACCGACGAATCGATCCAAGAAATCGCCATTCTGTGTCGTTGCGACGAGAAGGGATTCGCACGACAAAACGAACTGGTTACCAACACATGGATAGATATTCATTTCGGAGGAGAAATCCCCACCGTCATTTCGGGAGAAATCACGAATTTAGAAGAAGATATGATTGAAATCACCACATACCCCAACCGAAAAGTCCTCTACATCGATTTCGAGTACAAGGGCATGCCCGAATCGGTACCGATTGAACGCATTGTATTGCGCGACCGTCCATCCGGAATAGAACACACTATTGCGAAACCCGATGATTTGGAACTCGAGCCGGGTGAAATCGAAGAAGAAGCATTTGCCGAATATACCGACGAAGGCGAACTACTCATTCGTATCCCGGAAAATGCCGAACCCGAACTCACCATCGACGAAGAATTGCGTAAATACTATTTACAAGCCCGCGGCATGTATGAAGAGAGTCTGGGAACAGAGTACAACGAGGTGGAGGTACCGGAAAGTGAACGGCGGTATACTCTCGAAGCACAACTGATTGATTTAACGGACGAATTGGTATCGACGTATCCCGTATTGAAACGAAATCCGAGAGTGTTTGGTTTAATTCACAATCTCGTCCACAAATTCCGCCAATTGCGCCAACAATTTTCCGTTATCGACGATACGGAAACGGTGGTAAACCCCAAGCGCACAAGCGCTCTCGACAAACCACTGGCAAAACGCCTGGAAAACATGGATGCACCGCGGATTCACTGGATTGTTCCCACTGTCCGTCTCGACCGACGTCTGTATACGACGAGCGACGAGCCGCCCATCGAAGAAGCCGACGTGGAAAACGCCTCCATATACGATTTCATGGTTGAACTACAGGAAATCCAGGATAAATTCTCGAACGAGGTCAACGGGGCCAATTATTCCACCTATATGTCTGAGCTGGAGGCGAAACTCGCGGCATATCGCCCTCCGATTGTCCCACGCAATACGATTTACCATACCAACGTCAAAGGACCGATAGAGGGCATCGTCAACAACTTCGAAGGGTATGCCAGCACGAGTATGAAAAAGGAGGGCAATGTTCGCAGAAAATATACGACACAACGTTTTGAACGCGGGGCAGTGAAATCGGTGTCGCAGGAGATGCGATCCGGAAAACACGTGTTTGTCCGCGAGAATATTGTGCCGAACGACCGTATCGATGTCGCGTCGTTGGTGGTTTTACCGGAACAATTTATACAATATTCGAGAGTCAATCTTCCGGGAACGCGCATCATCGACCGAGCTTGGCTAAGTCAAGAGACGCCCATGATGTATCGTATATTCCGTTCAAAGACGCGTATTGAGCCAAACTACATAGACAATTTATCCCAGAAATCCACGTATGGCGCGTTGTCGGCGTCGGACGATGATTCCGGTTCGGCCTTTTTCGGGAGTCGTCTGAAAATAAAAGAATATTTGCTAAATCCTTCGTTGGCGGTGAACGATACCACCTTTCACCAATTCTTGACGGCCATCATACCGGAAAAACAACTGATGGTGGATTTCGCGAAGAAACGCATCACTGGAACACTCAGTATTTACGATATGATTCGATATATGGAACCCTTCTCCATTTACGCGACCGATATTACATTTTCGCAATACAACAACATGCGGTATTTCGTCAAGGAAGGCGTCAAACAACACAAGGCCGAATTCCGCAAGAAACAACTCGATTATGAACGTTTCCGAGTAACCCAAGCCTACGCATCGACGGACGAAATCGACACCATGTTCTACACCCAAAAACTGATTGAGAATACATTCCGTGAATGCTACGGCATTATGCATAGTTCAAAAAATCATCGAACCTCGTCCGAATCCTTGTACTCGATTTATTCCGTCGACGGGGCGCATTTGTTTTTGGCGCTGGTGAATAAACTCATGCTTTCACTCATTACTCCCGATAAAATACTGAACTCGGTGGAAGTCGCCAAACTCGACGACATGACAAATATGGAAAAGATTCGCGCAACGGACTGTTTCCGACGATATATTGTCAAGAAATACACGTCCATTGATGCTCTCCGCAAGGACAATAACAACGACGAGGTTTTCTACGACAAAGAATACGATGACACGCCCTACGACATTATAAAGAAATACAAGGACAAGAAAAAGGAATTACTCCCGGAATCGTTTGTGGAATTCCTGCGACACGTGCTCGTCGAAAAACACGAGTGTCCTGAAAACATGTCGCAAGAGTTGGCCGAAACGCTCATTCGCGGGAAAAAGCTGGTCAAAGATGGATACGCCATCTTGGAATTGCGACCGGAATTGCCTGAAAAGGAAAAGGATAGCCCCATGTCTCCCGATGAACGGGAAGGAATCGAAATCGAGGCGGAAGCGAAGTTGCGTTTACAATACTATAAACGAATTAACGGGCATTGGGTGCGCGACGACACGGTGGACGAAACATCGTTCATCGATAACAATATGCTAATGTGTAATATGAGTCGAGAGTGTATTCAGACCACTCCCAGCAAAGTGTGTGCGCCGAACGATACTGCCGCTACACGCATGAAGGCTGCGACGATGAACCGGATGCTGAAGGAATTCGATGAGCGATTCTCGATGTCTCTCAACGAAATCGAGAGTAATTTGGATACATTTTTGAGAAAACAGGAGGATGAAGTGGCACGGCGAAGAATATTGACAATGGTCATGGACCGCAAACACAACGATTACGCGGTTTCATTGGGAAAACGTGCGGTTCAAGTCGAGAATGTCGAGAGTCCCCACGAGCCATTGCGTCGGATGATTATGGCACAAACGGATTTTGTGCGCCGTCAAACGGACATCTTGCGGTTTGTGGATGCGTATACCCGCGAACCCATGCTCGATTACAACGAAGACCCATACTGGTTATACTGTCAGCAAACCAATACCAAACTAATTCCCTTGTCATTGTGCCAGTTGGCAAAGGCATTTGTCCATACAAACACGTACGCGCAGACTCTCGACCGTTTATGTAGTGAGGTGGGTGTGTTGAGCGAAGACGGCGATTGTATTATCGACAAACATACTCATTGTGTGTTGCGCCAGATTGATTTTGTGGCGGAAGAGGGGTACGACGAGGCGGGATTCCGGGTTATCACCGGCGCGGTAATGGAGAAGGATATCGGCGAGGCATTGAATGCTGAACTGAACGATAAAGACAAGGTATTCGATACGGAGGAAAAACAATACGCATACAACGTCTTCAAGACCATCAGCAAACATATCGGAATGAACCGCGAATCAGTGGAAGATACAATCGAGGAATTCGTATTGCGCACGACTCTCGAAATGATGAATACAACCGATATCGTATTGAGTGAAAAGAGTTATTTGAAACGCCTGGAGAAACGTGCGAAAGAGAGTAAAGACAAACCAATGGTTCCGTATGTCATCTACCGCGGACAAATACTTATTTTGTGCGTAGCCTGTGCCACTACCATCGGCTTAATGACCACTATACCTACGTTCAAAACCAAGAAGACCTTCCCGGGATGCGTCCAGTCCTTCCGCGGATTCCCGGTCGACGCGGGAGACGAAGACCTGTCGGGAATCAAATACATTGCGTGTATATTGTCTAAATCCAAGAGTTCGATTCCGCCATGGAACGCCATCGAATCGTGGAGTGTCAATACTCTCGTCAAACGAATGAAAGAATTCATTAGCGGACAAATGATGCCTCGGCCAGATATCGCCGCGAGTTGCCAGGAGAAACGAGAGTATTTGCTCATTCATCCGGATACGACGGTTCCGCGCAAACTGGATATCGCCCGATGGGTCCATTTTATGCCACCGTTGGTCGAGTTTACGGTCGGAAAAACGGGGTTGGGCGTAGGCGAAGGATTCGAAGGCGAACTGTTCCACGCCATTCGCGAATCGAGTAAGAGTCAACACGTCAGTATTGGTATATTGAAAAGCAAGATTGTCGGCCATACATTTGGCGTGGTCGAGTTGATACGCCAGATTGTGGGCAAGAAAGAAATGCTGCTTACCACCGCGGCGAAATATCCCTTTTTGGAGAACGCGTGCTGTAATGAAGACATCAAACGTGTCCATCCCATTTCCTATTTTATCCAAGAAGATGCCCAAATTCGAGAGTATTTAAAACACATTCGTAGTTTTTCCGACCTGCTTCGCCGGGTGCGCATACTCTCGAGTCCCCAAATGATGTTCCACCGCGAAAATACAACACTACAACGTGGAACGGTATCCACGTCAATCGACGACCGGATCGTGTATGGCGCAATGATCCACTACTGTAATTTCGACCGAAACATCCCGATACCACCCGAATTCGAGGCGGTATGTAGCGAAAAGCCCGCGGTGTATGACCGGCTGGATACTCTCGAAACCAAGATTGAAAAGATGAAGGCGAATGGTATTCGATACACGACCGATACTCTCGAACATTTGATGAGTATTGTCAACCGTTCCAATTTGGTATCTTCCAACATGGGCGTTCGGTGTACGGAGACCTTCCAAGTGGATGCGTTCAAAGACGTTTTGGAGAATTTAGAACTCAGTGATTCGGAAGTGGTCGAGAGTCCGTTGCGAAAACTCATTCTGAAAACCTTGCGCGAATACAACCCCCGCTTGATGGTCCACGAAGAACGCGATTCTAACGACGAATTAAACCGATACTTGCGGGTATCCAATGGCCGAATGTATGCGAAGATAACCGAGTTTATTGACCAGCGCGGCAACTTGACGACGGGACAATACGATAAAATCCAGGTGTTTTTACACGAAATCTGTAATTGGAAAATCGACACTACTCCATCGGCCATCTATCGAATCCAGCGATTCGTGTATAATTTCATCGAGCAATTCGTCAATGTATATCCCTCCGTTATACAGAATCGCGCTAACCCAGTATTGGTCCCGAAACATTGGGAGCTGGATGGCAAACATATCGATAAATTGAGCGGGGCGTTGTCGGTATTGCGCACCCAATTATTCCAATTCCACCAAAACCGGTCGATTGAGCATTTGTTCGAATCCATTCGCCATCGACTCTCGCCATTGATTCTGTTTGTTCGAAGTATTCCTATCTTTTCGCCCATCGTTAAAGCCGGCGTCGAGTATTATTCGCTCTATAGCAAAGACACCACCTATTTGTTGCTAAAGTACTGCTGGTATTCCGTATTGTATGAGTTTATTCTCGGAACCGAAGACCCCGATATCATTACATTTGACCGCCGAATGCAAATCGCCCGTCGCCGGGAGAAAACCGACGATATATTCGGCGTCGACAGCGACGAGGAGGAAGACGAAAATGTCCTCTATGAAGTAGAATTGAATGAGGGAGATATCACCAAAGTAAAGAACGACGCATGTAAATTACTCTTGGTTGCATTACAATACGAATCATCTACGAAGGCCACTATCGACATGACTATCGACGAATTCAAGTTTAAGAACCAGCGAAAACGCGATAAGGAAAAGAAACAGATAACCGACGCATTTGAGAGAATGGAGAAGAACGAACGGAGCGTAGAGAATATGCTAAAACAGTTCAAGATCGGCCGTTGGAATGTGGGCATGCAGAAAAGCCTGTTCAACTACAATGGTGAAACATACAACCGTCAGCAGGAATTGAACCAGTACCTCAACCAAGATGACGTGGACGAAGGAGATATTACTCTACATATGGTCAATGCAGAAACGGGAGTCGTGTCGTCGGAAGTGGAGGATTTAGAACGCGCGGAAGTATACGATGCCAATGCGGAGTATGATGAAGAGGCGAATGGCATTTCGAACTTGGACGAAGATTACACTGACGGGAACTACGGCGAAGACGACGAATTCTGAAAAAAATAGTATCCGGAGTATGTAATATGTACCTGAGTCGCGGATTTGTTCGAGTTCACAAGTTAACGGTTGCTATATCCATCTTTTTAGTGCTGTTTTCGATTATCCATGTGTCGAAGCCGGCTTTGTTGTATACTCCCGAAGGGGGATTTAGACAATTCGGTGTCGGATATAAACAGAAAACGGTTGTGCCGATTTGGGGAGTCGCTATTATTACTGCGATTTTGTGCTATTTGTTGGTATTGTATTATATTATGATGTAGGGAAACCTACGGTTTCCCCTACGACCC